CATACTCCGCAGTGTCGGTGCCTTGAAACGCCAATTTCCCACTCCACTGACTCCCAAAATAGATATGGTTGCCTAGCGAACGGGCCCATGTGGTCTTACCACATCCGTACGTTCCGAAGAGGCACAAGCTTCGTCTTCTATGACTCATTAACCCTACCCCTAATAGAGATGTCTTCGGGGAGCTCGGAGCGGGGGGGCTTGGGCGCTTCCCGCAGGGATGCCCCCCCCGCAGAGCGATAGCACTCACCTCTCTCTAGACGCTCCAGATCCAATACGAGACTGAGCGACCCACTCATCGAGTCCAGGAGCCGCTGACGTGTCGTACTCAACTCCCTCGGGTTGATAGTAGGATATGGCGGTATCCCACTTCCAGCTAGCGTATGCCTTAAATTGGGTGAAACCTCGTATGAAATCTCGAGGAGCCAATTGGTCGCAAAAATGCAAAAATTCCTCAGCAGATTCACAATGTGCCGCCGAGTCCCAGAAAGAATCAGGGTCCCAATCTGAGTCTCCGCCCGGTCTACCGAGCCCTCCAGCCACAATGTCTCCATCCTTGCAGACGTAGTCGAAAGCCGTCCCTGGAGTGCGTCTAATAGCGAGGATGTTTGGGTGACGACCTCCCACATCGAAAATGTCAGTCTTTCTTGACGAAAAGAGCCGTCCGAAATCTGCGAATACATGGTAATGAATTCCTCCATCAGCGTGAGACTCTCTCGAGATGATGCACTCAGCCCCCAGTTGTGCAAACAAGTCCAGCACTGCCCAATAATCGAAGTCTGGCCCGGATTGGGCGTACGTGCAGAGGACATATCTCCGATTCTTGAGGTGAAAGCCGGGCATCCGAAATAGGAAAGTCCTGTGGAAAACTAATATTATCCACAGGACAAAGGGACAAGGGACACCTCGGGCTATAAGTACCCCCTGCCCGACTGGAATTCCAAATCATGAATTCCAAATCCCCCCCCACCCTGCGTCGCCAAGATGCCGTATCGGACCGTGAAACGTGGGAGGCGTTCCTTTACGCGAAAAGCTGCAGCCAGACGAAGGCCTGCCCGTGCATCGTATGGGCGTCGGACCTACAAAAAGAGTACTCGTTATGGAAGATCACGAGGGATGACTCGGAAGTCAGTGCTCAACCTGACGTCGATCAAGAAACGGGACACAATGCTCATCGCAACCAACACGAGCATAGCGACACCCTCCGGTGGAACAACATACAACGCGAACCCCGCGGTGATGAACGGAGCTCTAACGTACGTCTTCCCGTGGATCTGCACGTGGAGAGACAATAGCATCACTTCTACAAGTGGTCAAGTCGGGTCCAAGTTTGACCCAGCCACCCGCTCAGCTACCACATGTTACATGCGAGGCCTCCGAGAAAAAAACATCTTCGTCACCAATGACGGAAGCGCCTGGTTATGGCGCAGGATATGCTTTACCTGGAAAGGATCAGAGCTGTATCAGCAAACCACCAACGGTTATAGTTTTGCTTTTGAATCATCGGCCGGCTTTCAGCGGATCGTAAATGATGTCAACAACGGCAGTACCGCAATACGAGGGGCACTCCTCGGACTCATATTCCGTGGGAGGCAGAACTTAGATTGGAACAATTATTTCACTGCCCCCATCGACACCACCAACATCACGTTGAAGATGGATCGCACCATCCAGCTGAATAGTGGTAATCAACAAGGCAGAACCAGAGTTCTAACTGACTGGCTCGCGATGAACAAAAACCTGGTCTATGCGGATGACGAAGCCGCTGGCGACGAAGACGCGGCCAATGCCTCAACCAGGGGAAAAGCAGGGATGGGAGATTACTACGTTATTGATATGTTTACATGCGGCGCCCCACAGGGTGCAGGTACCACCATGACATGGTCCCCTGAAGCTACTCTGTATTGGCATGAAAAGTAGCTAGAGTCCCCTGCACCTCCACGAAAATGCATGCACGTTCCATCCATTCCCAATCGATAGTGTCATCCTTCGTGCCGGCTAACAAGCGAGGATCTCGGTTACACAACCAGATGATAGGCCTGCCCCACTCTATAAGCTTTGCATCCTGATAAAGAGCTTTGACGGAAACATGCCATTGCGCCCCGAACCAGTCTTTGTAACCAGGCAATTTCTCTAAGCCACCCTTCCAATCATCAAATACGGCATACTCCGCAGTGTCGGTGCCTTGAAACGCCAATTTCCCACTCCACTGACTCCCAAAATAGATATGGTTGCCTAGCGAACGGGCCCATGTGGTCTTACCACATCCGTACGTTCCGAAGAG